GCTGGCAAGTATGCACGATCTAGATCGTATATAGCCGCCATAGGGTAAACACCCTTTGGTGTGTGCAGCCTTCCACCATTATTATTGATCAATGTATTTACCGCAGCTTGCAGTAAATACGTATTATCTTCAGGGTCTTGTGACTCTGAAAATCCTACCGCTGTTGATAAGTAGTAACCAGCATCACTAGGTAAAAGCTCAAATTGATTTCCGGCTGCGTCATTTATTAATGCCAGCCCTAACTGTAGAGGGCTTTGACTAGGTGTTTGACCTGTAACGCCTGTAAATTTCCATTGAGCACCGCCGCCATCGCCTTGAGTTGTATACCCATTCGTTTTCATCACATCATTTAATGATGGTGTGTTATTTGAGTTTATTAAATCTTCTGTTGTAAAATAGCCGTCATTAACATCTAAAACTTTATCGATGTTTACGCCTGTTCTGTCACTAAAATAAGCCATTGTTGATCACCCTAAAATATTTTACCGTATTATCCCACAATTGCGCCGCGAATATCACCCGGTACGGTTTGCGTTAATGTGAAACCGTTTCGATTTATCGCAACACCAGCCGCGCCAGATGTTGCCCCGTCTACTGATTCTCCGGCTTGCCCTAAATCGCCACCTTTACCGCCTGTGCTTATCGCTGGCTCAGTAGGTATTGGCTCATAGGTCACGACACCACCGCTGCCGCCAGATAGCGTGCCACCGTCTTCTGGTGCTACGCTGCTTATTAAATTTGGTGCGCTGTCATTAACGCCGCCTAAGCCGATAATGTAGCCAGCACCACCGCCACCGCCAGCAATAGTGTTCTCGCCGTAGCTACCACCGCCACCGCCACCGCCTAAAATACCATTGTTGATTAGCTCTAAGTCATAGTTGAGTATTAAGCAGTCGCCACCATCTAAGCCAGCTGTATTCCCATTGCCGTTACCGCCATCACCACCAGCTCCGGCAGCAACAGAGCTGGCGTTTGTTTGCAGGGTAATTACTGCCCCCGCTGGCCATGTTCCAGTATCAATCGCGTAACTTGCTGTTGATGTTGATCCGCATTTGCGCCCGTTATCTAAAATAAACTTGGCTATTGTTGTTGCGTCTGGAGCTGGATATTGCGCATCGTATAATGTGCGCAGATTTATATTTGTTGCATCAGCCGGAATAAACACAAGATCAACACCAGGCTCTCCGCCGCCTTCATCTTCCGGCAGAGAGCCGCCGTAGGTGAATTCCAAGGCCTTATATTCAAACAAATCTGATTCTCTAGAACTCATTATCTGAAAATCTGTGTTTAATGGCAGACCGTTGTCATCAACAATATCCCTATGGTTTACGGTTCTTGTTTGTCCTGTCCACACGTCACCGTCTTTTGGTTCAAGTTTAAAGCCTATTTCCCTTGGTACATCGGCAAACCTTCTACCAATTAATGCGGCTAACTGTCTCGCTGCTGCCTCGTTATTCTGTGATAGCCAGCGGGTATTTATTACTTTTACCTCGTCAGATCCGTAATTGGCTATACTATCAGCATCAGCCCTTACATAAGTCGCCTGGTAGTTGTCAGGCTCATCTAGTTTTTTAACCGGGTTGAACTGGCCAAAATTAACGTAGACAGTATTAACCCTCATCTCCGGCTTATCTTTTGTGCTGAATGAATCGGCAGTTATATTGCCATCCATATCTATTACATCAGATCCAGCTTGAGGCGCTTTGAGTGCTGTTAGTTGTATTTGGTTTAGTCTTTCATCCCACCACAAGTAATGCGGCATAGCCTCTGCTAATTCTTGCAGCAACTTAAATACGTCAAAAGGTTTAACGATAATCCCATTTAACAATCCGCTTAAATAAGTGTCTATTTCAGATTGCCACGAACCTATAGATATATAAGACGGGTCTATATTGGCGTAATTTACCAGTAGATCTTCAACGATTAAATGAACCTGTTGTGCCGTGTATTCTAAACAAAGCTGAACCGTATCGCCTACGCTGTGATCTTCTGCTACCGTATTGTTTTCGCCTCTTGTCAGTCCTGTTAATTGATCGCCTGTTTTCCCGCTATAACTTATGACCTCTGAACGTATTAAAACCTTACCAGAGGTAGGATATTCAACCCCAGTACCAGCGGTTAAAGTTAGGCTAGTGTCTGTTGGGTTTATAGGATTAACTAACTTGCCATTACTAGGCTTAGGAGCTTGCGCCTTTTTACTGCTCGTAAGTTTTAGCGGGTCTTTACCTGTTATGCTCGCTTTACCGCCTGACACATTAACAGAGTCAATAATATAATGCCTTGTGATAAAGTTGTTAGCATCAAAAACACCATCAACAAGGTAGCCCGATAAATGGCGCATCTTTCTAAACTGGTAATTAGGGTTTCTTGCTCGCCACTTAGTCCAAAATGAGCCGCGCTCACTCGCTATAAAAGTGCGCTCGTCAACATATGGATCAATACCTATATCGGAATGAGGATGATCTTTAAACGTGCAATTAATAGATGCCCGAACACCTAAACCGCCTTTTAAGTCTATTGTGGTCGGTGAGATATTAACGCTTAATAAGTTTGGTATTGCATCGATACCGATAGGATGCGGGCTTCTATCCTCGCAAAACCTGTAAACCTTCGTTGTTTTAGTAAAATTATTCTTGTCTTGGCAGTTATTAAACGTGTTAACGCATTTAGCATCGCCCGAACCAGTTGCGGTACACGGCGCAAGACCGAACGTGTTGGCGCAATAGTCAGCCTCAAGCTCAATAACATTAATATGCTCTTTTGAGTATTCACCGCGTTTAACTTCATAACTCATTCGTCATGGCCTCTAACGCTCATAGATACTTGCATCCTCGTACTGCCGCCACCTTGGTTAGTCGGGTTTATATCTGCTGTTGTGTGGCAATACGCAGCATCTTCGAATAAATCAGGACGCCACTTAATGAAAAAAGGCAATGTTTTAGCGCTCTCGATAAAATCCGCAAATTCACCATACACAAAATTAGGTGTAAGGTTTTTCCAACTATATTGCGTATCAGTGCCTTTACGGGTAACTGTACGACCTAAAAATTGACCTGTATCAGATAACGTCGATTGATAGGTTGTTTTACTCGCTAGAGCTTGCGGTTTATGGCCACCATATATAGGCTGCTCCATTTTCAATACGTTACCAGCCATTACAACGCCGATTTCAATTCCTGAGCCAACACTTGTTGTTGAAATAACTATCTCGGCCACATTATCCAGAGGTGTTTCAAACACGTGCATTATGGCTTTATTGCTTGTGGGTGTGATAGTGGCGACCAATGTTGACGCGCCGCCAATAGTTGACCTAGTGTATATTTCAAGAGGGTTTACCGAAGCACTAAACAAGTTGTGCGCCGCTATACCAACGTAATCAATAGTTGATGCCGTTGCTAACTGAAAAACACCCGTGGCTGTTCCTGCGCTGTCAACCCATCTTTCATAGGTGTTTGGCTGCAAGGCTTTAGGGGGTGTTACACCGTTAGCACTAACAAGCAGTTGTTCATAGCCTATTAGCGCATTCCTGTTGCTGTTATCCCTTGCTGGCGCTGGAACTATGTTGTTTGGAATTATTGGCTGCGAGGGCGCTACGGGTGAAACATAGTTTGGAGCATCAACGGACTGCAATGGCACAAGCAAAGGCTCGTAACCGCCTAGACCATCAGAAACAAAAACTTGCTCGCCGTTAGCATCAAAGAACTTGTTAAAACTAACTGGCGAAACGTCATTGGGTGGCGCTGGATTTGATTCTGGTAAGCTAATAATACTCATACTAAAACCTAGTGCGGAGCTACTGGATTATTTGGCGACTGGCTTGATATGCTATTAGGTACAGCAGGACCAACTTGCGATTCTGTTGTCAGGCTATTAGGTGCGACTGGACTATTAACGCTTTCAGTAGTTAATGTATTAGGTGCTGCTGGGTCTGCCTGCGCCTTGCCTGTTAGCGCATTCGGCACAGCCGGATTATTTACCGACTTATCCGTTATATCGTTAGGAGCTTGCGCATCATTTGATGGTTTGCTAATAATTGCCATTGTTTAAGTTCCTGTGTTAAGTGTCAGACCATCGCCCACTTGACCGTTAATCTGCTCTATTAGGTTTCTAACTTGGTCGGTGCTATACATACTATCACCTGTTAAGTTTATTGTAACATTTCTATCAGCTTGTGGCTCCTGTGTTGGTGCTTGCGGTGCTGCAGCGGATGAACCACCGCCCGCAGACGGAATACCGCCGCCGCCACTCATACCAGACATTGACTTGCCGCCCGAATTGATAGAACTAATCATTGAAGCTGTTCTTGCAATACTCGCCGCTGTATATGCCGCCGCCACTGCTGGAGCCCAAGGCCCACCTGTAGACATACCAGCTTGCCACGCATCAACAGCTGCTTGCTTACCTTTGATAACAGCCTGCACAACTGCTGCCGCTTTCATGGCTTTGTCGACTTTTTTGCTATTAGAGCGTAAAGCCTCAAAGCCCTGCTGAAGACTAGATACAAGCATTTTGCGCTGCAATTCTTGGTTAGTCCTTTCTATTTTTGTTTTCTTGTCTTGAAATTCTGCTTCTTTAATTAGCTTGTTGTCATACTGCTGCTGTAAAAGCTCCATTTCACGCGCATTTTGTGCTAGTTGCATTTCCTCAACTGAGGTGAAGCGCATCCCCATAGCTTCGAGCAATCCAACGGTTTCAGCTTGATAACGATCAACCGCTGTGCCGCCTTGGTTTTCTATCTCGTCAAGTGCGGTTTTCTCTTGCTGCTTCTGCTCGATTGCTTTAGCAGTTGCCTTGGCTCTCTCATCTGCTAACGTATTAGCGTTTTGTATGAACTCATCTATGACTTCGGACGGCAAAGGCTGTAAAGATAAATCTTTTAACTCTGCCTGCGCCTCTCTCATTTTTGAGGTTGCTTCATCCGCAATATCGGTAAAGAACTGCGTTACCGCGCTTTTATCGCCTGTAACAAATTGTTCAATATCAATGCCTGGTATTGTATTTGCCACTGCAATCAGCTTATTGATCGACTCTAAAGCAAAATCAATCGCCGTATCAATACCGCCCATAATGTCTTTCATGGTTGACGACATAATGGAGCTAAAGCCGAACAAGCCGACCTCAAGCGCTTTTATAATCACGTGTATACCGCGCAAGCCATCAGCGAAAACACTGACAACTTTAGTTGCTCCACTAAACACATTCTGAGCAGTAACGCCTAAAATACTGGCTCCATCACTCGTTTCAGTTAGTAAATCGACAACAGCGGTTAACGTCGGCGCGACCTCTACAGTTAATTGAGTTCCAAACGCACTAGCAGCTAAAGTGCCTCGGGTAAAAGCATCATTGGCTTGTTCAATCTTAGCCGCATCGAAACGACTAATAGCCGCGCCTAATTCGTCAACCTCGTTAATCATGCCGCGCAAGCCTTCCTCGCCTGCTGCCAGTGTATTAACTAACGAAACACCTTCCGAGTCGAAAAGCTTCATTGCTAGACGGACGCGATCACCTTGTGAGGTTACCTGCTCCATTGCCCCGGCAATTTTAAGCATTTGTTGGTCTGGTGATAATTGCGCGAGCGATTCAGCAGATAAGCCTAGTTCGTCAATCGCTTTTACTGCTTCGCCCGTGCCTTGCGCTGCCTCGCTCACTCTACGGGTCATGCGCTGCATTGCCATGTCCATAGTTTGAGAGCTAACACCTGTTAACTCTGCGGCATGCCTCAAACCCTGTAAAGCTTCGGTAGTTAAACCTAGCTTATCAGCGGTCTTTGCTAAGGAGTCGATTGTTTTTAGGTTTGCGGATACTATTGCAGCACTTGCAGCAGCGGCAGCCGCCCCAAGGGCAACGCCCATCTTGCCAAATGCGTTAGCGGTTTGACGGGCTTTTTTTGATACAGCATCGAGACTTCCAGAGGTTTCTTTTAACGCTCTTTTTAGTTCGGCTGCGTCTCCTGTGATTTTGACGCTTAAAGCGCCTATAACTGAATTAGACATTACAGAACATTAACCCCTTGCGCTTCTAGCTCTTCCCGTCTATCCATCATAGAATGATAATCCTCTTCTGGAATGCCGTTGATGTGCTTAGGTCGGTTAAGCTCAAGCAAATTAAAAGCCTCTGCCGGAGTCATTCGCCAATACTCCGAAGGGGCGATATTTAACCGCCCCACCAAAGCTTCATAAATAACAGTAAAATCTAAGCCGCTTTCACTGCCTTCGGTTTCGTCTTTGCGGAGCTTTCTTTTTTTTTCTGTTCAGGGAAGAAGGCTGATAGCATAGCGCCGACTGTTTCTTGTATTTCTACAACGCCAGCAGAGCCATTACTAAAAGCCTCGCAATACACTTCCTCTTGTGTCGCATCCGCACCAGCTTCGTTAAGCATTAAAGCAACGAATTTAGCTAATTTAGAATAGCGAATATCACCCTTAGATAGCTGAACAGATAAAAGACTTGTATTGATGTGATCTTCCACACGGTCAACAACTTCCATCGTAACCAGTAAAGGATATTCTTTACCCTTCCAGCTAAGGTCTAGTTTTTTACGCAAGCCCATATTAAGTACCCGCTACAAACGCAACCGCACCACTAGAAGCTAGAGAAGCCTCCCATGTGAAACCTGTGTTGCTTTCGCCACTTGTACTAACTGAACTTAAGAACGCATCAAACGTGATTGTTGAGCCTGAACCGTCAGGGAAAGTCCAGATAACCTCGGCCATTTGCGAAGCGCCAAAGTAAAAGGCGACCATTTCCAAGTTCTTCAGTGGCCCACTTAAACCCATTTCAAGCGATTTAACCGCTGCTTCTGCTGCAAGCTCTGTCCAGCCTGACGCATCATCATCTGTCGTATCGAATGGTTCGTTATTGAAAGAAATATTTTTGGATAGCTGGCCTACTAAAGCTGTTCCGCCAACGGTTACAGTAACCTCGCGACCTGCGATTTTAATACCTACTGACATGTCATGTCCTCTTTGTTAATTAACATGACTATTTTATCAGCTAGGCTTTTTGCTAGTTAGGCGCTATAATGGGGTGGTTATACGGTTTTATAGGGCAAGCAATGAAACACAATAAAATAACAATCGCACTACATCAAAAAGGCTATACAGTAGACGAGTTTTTAAAACTTATTAGGCATAGCCATGATTGGTACTATAAACACAGTAACGGCGGAAAGAGTTATAAATTGCTTAGTTTGGCTGTTGATGGGTTGACAAGCAAAATCAGCAAAAAATCTGACATAGATCTAAAAACCAATCTATATTTCACGCCTGAGCAAATTAGAGAGATTATTAACGAAGTGAATAAGGGGATTAAGTAACCTTCTCAAACTCTAAAGTAAATCGCTGCACACCATGCCGAGTCAATCCATCAGGCTCGGTTACTGTGCTGATAAAGCTTTGTACTAGATTACTTATAGTGTAGTTAGTTGTTTGTAGGTCGCTGATTCGGTGTAGTGAGTTATACACCGCATCTGTTAAATCTGCTATTTCTTTAATGCCTCTATATCGGCTATAGGTGATTATTTGAATGTCACCACTCCAAGCTAATTCTAAATCTGTGTCATCGTCGTTTAAGTTTGGGTAATCGATTCGCACAAAGGGATAGTCTGACTCGGGCAAATCTTGCGGCACATGGTCATAAACACTAACACTTAAGTCGGCGGTTAGTTTGTCGTAAATAGCTTTGAATACTTCGTTCATTTGCCAGCCTCTTTAATTTCTTTATCTATCATTAGCTCTAATGTTTCACCGAAGAATTTCATTTCTTTTACTTTTGCTGGCTCTAGAAAAGGTCTGTTCATTACTGTTTCCAGATAAAGGCCGTATGCCACGTTAGTACCAACATAAGCAAACATATCGCCTTTCTTGTGAGAAACATTGATAGAGCCGATTAAACGCCCTGTATCGGTGTTTGGAGCGTCACCCGGTTTACTTGCTACGTGGAATTTATCACCGCGTTTATAATATGTTCCCACGCTGGGCGTTCTAATATCAGCCTTAGCGGTCTTTTGGACCTCGAAAGCCGTAAGTCTAACAGCGTTATCAACAGCCTTATCTGTATCGATAGCGAACTTTAACAAGTTAGCTTTTAGTGCGTCCATACCTTCAATTTTAACGCTCATGTGGCAACCGCTTTGTCTGCTATTACATCAATCCAAACATCAGCCTCTTGGATTGGTATAACTGATTTAATGTTGTAAACCTCGCCATTGTAACGGATACGCATTTTATTATTGATGCCTGCAACGTATTCGAAGCTAAATTTTGTCGGGTAGTCACTATCAACGTGATCATCTCTAATGATCTTGTTGCCACTTTCGATTTTAACAAAGCCTTTATTAATGGTGACGAATGTTGACCAGTCGGAAGTAAACCCACCTTGTCCATCTGGCGTTAAAGTCTTCTCTTCAAACGAAAAAGACTTCGTGAAATCCTCAAACGTGTCATTTGTGAATTTGCTCGCTAAGTTTTTAAACCTCTGACGTGTTACAGCCATTACACGCGCCTCATCATGTTACTGTTGCCGCCGCCGACCAGAAGCGGGTTAAGTTGAGCATCAACAGTATCTAACCTAATGTTAGCCCATGAGCCGCCAGAAAAATAACTAACTTCCATGTCGCCTAGTTTTTCACTTGCGACATTCTGTGAGCTGGTAGTAACTAACAGGTCATTCTCTTTAGCCGCAAGAGCCGCTTCAATCTGCGCTATTTTTAAGCTTTGCGGGATTGCGTTATTAGGGACAATAGTGCAATAAAGATAAACACCGCTTCTTGGGTAGGGTAAAGACTGATTTACTGGATCAACTCTATAACCCTGCATTTTACTTTCTTTGCTCGCCAGATAATCCATCGCTTTAATTAATAAAGCTTCACGGTCTGGCTGTGTCGCTGGAATATCTTTATTCCTTAAATCGGCGTATTGCTTAAATTCTTCATCTGTTACGTAAGAGTTGGCATTAGGCACAATTGAACCATCTTCAATAATCAATTGAGTTCCGATAGCAACAACGATTTTATCTGAATTACCCAGTTCTCGGCTTGTAATGTCAGTACCGTTAACACTGCCACCATCGAAATAAGTTACAGTTGAATAAATCTTACCAACTTCTGAGGTAGAAGATAAATCTAGCTCTAACTCTGTATTAGATATAATACTAACAACATCAGGGTTTAGTAGTAGCGTGTAAACCTCTGAACCGAAAGTGACTTGTATATCGGTTGCTATTTGAAGGTCTACACCTGCGAATACGTAAACAACTTTATTGTCTTTGTTTGGTATTACTAAATTTTGCATCTTAAAATCCTAATACTGCCGCTTCAAACTCAGAAGTAAAAACATTAGCCCGAATGTCAGCCGTTCCGGTCGCATTACCACCTGTAATAGCAGTAAATAAAACCGACTCGCCAGGCGGGATAATTATTTCCCTATCGCCTTCAAAAAGGCTAGCGCCTGTATCTGATATTGTTTCACGATTACCTTGAGTATCGACGTAATACTCAACAAACTGTATCGGGTAGTCAGGGATTCCAGCCGCCGCAACCGAGTCAAACCCCGTCCTGATTACCCCGTCAGACACTTTGTTGATGTATGCAGCGTTAAGCGGACGACCTAAGGGCGCTATTCCGCCGCCGATAGCCTCCCAAGTGTTACCATCAGAACTGCCAACATAAGCCTCTAAAAGATATGAATATTGACCCTGTGTAACCGAGCTAAAATCAAAGGCTAACTGTATATCCTCTATAATAATCGGTTTATTTATCGCTTCAACGACGTAGTAAGTCGTATCTCCAACAGGAACTAATGGCCTATAAATACCCTGGACATAATAATCGCCGCGATTAATTTGAACTTCTGCGCGGTCTATATTGGTGACTTTTAAGCGTCGAAGCCCTATGGCCTGCTCGTTAACCATATCAGACGGTATGCCGCCGTTGCCGCCTAACGGATACCAATCATTCTTAGCCATTGTAAACCCCGTGAATATTTCCACCAACAATAGAGCCATTGCCAATGATGCCGTAGTTAATAGACGTATTGCCTGCGCCTTCATCACAATTGCAGGCTAACGCTTTATTGCCACCAGCAAACCAGCGCACTTTCGTTATTTTTACCCCGGTGCTTAACGCTGTACCGTCATCCAGTATGCGCCAATCGCCGCCAGCATAAACAGGGCTATAATCACTAACACCACTTTGATTAGCGTCCCAATCTACTTTTAGCTCATAATTGTTTCCATCGATGTAAAACTCAACAGAAAGCCAAACACCGACAGGGACAACGGCTGTATTTATGTTGTTATTAGTTCCGCCAGAATTTCGCCATTGAACCTGCATGGTATCATCTGACTGTATTTTAAAAGTTAGATTTCTGAATGTTGACGCAGCCGTGTAGCTGTTACCCTGTAAAACAAGCCCGCGCTGTGTCTGGTTGTGTGACTCAACGAAAAACTGGAACTTAACATGGTTATTTGTAACACCTGCGTAACCGTCGCCAACAAAAACAGCAACGGCAGAGCCACCAGCATAAACCCCAGCACCAAGCGAGCCAGCAGCGCGCTCTATACGTGAACGCCTTACCTCGTGCGCTATGTATTGTTGATCGTCTCTAAAAGGCATTATTAAGCGCTCTCTTTTTTAGGTTTGCGCTTAGTCGCTGGCTTTTTCTTTGTTACAACATTAGTTTTATTCTCGGCCTTAGCTTTGATGTTTTGATCAATCTTATGTGCTGATTGGATTAAGTCTTTTTGTGTAAACATGATGCACCTCTCTTTTTACTGATTATACATTAAACAGCGGATAATAAAAAACACCCCTTTGATGTTATCGCTAGGGTGTTTCTTTATTACTTGGGCATTATCTAGCCGTTTGTTACCAAGAAGGCTAATGGAACATTCTTACGTTCAATTACGCGATCCCAGTTAGCGGCGTTCTGGTACTCTGCAAGAGTAGGCGAAACACCCGCAACAGATGCAGAGGTGAACTGATAGCCAAACGGATGCAATAACCAAGTTTTACGACTCCATAGCGTTTCAATACCACCACCGTTACCAGCAGACTCTTGGCGCTGAATCTCAGTAGGGATATGAGGCATACCTTCACCCCAGCCAAACGCACCAGCACCGAATAAGATAGTGGTGTATTTAAAGCCAGAAGTGCCACCAGCAACTACGGTCATACCATCATCAACAATAACACGCTTACCCAAATAAGTCGGGATGGTCATGTTGCCTTGTGAGTCAGGGATAAACTCAATGTCGTCATTGTCAACAGCACGTTTATACACAACAGAGTGCATAGCAACAGCACCAGTTACATCAAACATATCACCAAGCGTAAAGGCTGCGGCGGTAAAGTTTGAACGGCTAAACAAGTTAGCTGCCGTTGCATTATCACCATCTTCAATAGACGCATCAAATACCATATCGCCTGAGTCGTTAGCCACGTTATCAGCTAGTAAGCCAACAGTTGCAGCAACTAATCGACGCTGCCACTGACGACGCCAATAAGTATCAACTCTTGCGCGTACCTGCTCCATAGCTGTTCCGCCCATAGCCAGTTCACCAGCAAGATCAGCTTCTTTCCAGCCATTGTTAACAAAAAGCTTACGTGCGATTTGTTCGCCTTGTAAGATTTCGTCAGGTGTGGCTAGGGTTGCTGTATCATCTGACAGGTTAGGTTCTGAGCTTGCGTCCAAGTCGTTCCAGAATGGTAACTCCGCAGTTTTACCCGCAGCCATTGCGAAAGAATCTAAAAGCGGATTGCGAACAATAACGCCAGATTCATAAAATGCCGTTTTTTCTGGTGAATCTACCGCTGGTAAATCCTGAAAAACGGTTACATCAATAATGTTAGCTAAAGTAGACATAACTTACCTCGTTGTTAATAATCTTTGATATTCTTCGGGCTTTGTCTGTCTAATTTGACTAAGCTCAGCCGATGAATAATCACTAAATTTTTTGTTTGACGAATAACTAGTTCCGCCACCGTTGGCGTTGCCGCCTGAGTTGTTAGGTGCTAAACAGAACGCTTTGCCCGCATCCGATTCAGCCCACTCTTGTACTGCATCACTTAGTGACTTATCACCGATCATAGCTTTGCCGTCGGTAAGTTGCGCTTGTGAACGGAGTATAGCCTCCGCCCCAGCTTTTAACGATGGATTAACATTCACCCCGTCGAGCGCTTTATTTAGTCCATCATCAATTAACAGCTTAGTTAGCGCACTCTCTTTCTCTTGGAGTTGAGATTGCAACGATTCAAGCTGCTTTGTGAAATCACTTTGCGCCATATCTAGCGCTTTTTGGTAATTTCCTTTTTCTTCTTCTTGTGAGCGTAAAGCTGTTTTTTCAAACTGCCGAAGACGTTCAAGTTCTGCCGCAGAAGCTTCACCTATACGCTCTTTTCTCGCCTCAGTATTGGCTTTTGCAAGTAAGTCTTTCAATTCATCTTTCTTGCTCACCAAACCAGCAGCAAGCGCATTTATTTGATCAACCGCATCATCAGCAGTTAGGTCAATGTTTTCGATTCCTTTTAACATGTGTGCACACCTTAGGTATTTGATTAACTCTTAGAGTTTTAATCCGTTATGGATTGTTGATATTTTAACACTTTTGATAAAAACCTAAGTAGCGGCTATAATCTGGTATATACACTTAAATAAAGGGTTAGAATATGCGCAACATAATCAGAATGATTCTTGAGCTTATTTACAAAGACGAGAAAATAAAGCACGGTTCAATGGATACTTGCTACTACGATAAGCATGGCAGGTCTTTATATGGCGACTTTCATGCGGGAGATGTTTATTCGGTAGTTACGTGCAATCCTCACAACTTTAATCACTACTACCACAAAAAGATTAAAGTCCCATTCTCGACCAAAAAGGTGAGCCGCTTTTTATTCGCTAAAAAAACAACAACACTGGGCGGATGGATGTTTCCAGAAGGGATGCCTCTAACCGAGAAAGGAGAGGCAGACACCATGCTAAAATGCTTAACGCACGCCGAGAAAATAAAATCAGACTGGTTTTCTTCTGGTCGATATTTAAGTTAACTGATCGGATTTGTTAATTAAAAGCTGAGGTTTATACTCGTTAAAAACAGGAGATTGAAATGGAAAAGAAACTGGGCAAATTAGAAAATGTAAAGTTTGGTCTTGGTGGTTATCAGGACGCTTGCTTAGGCTTGACAGTTACAATTAGTGGTAATGGCTGGGGCTGTGGTGATAATAAATCATCTTGGGACGCTAACCAGGTAAAACATACAGAGCACTGCAAATGGACAGAAGAAGACCGCAGCAGAGGCTATGATGAGGTTATGCGGTTTGTTAGCGACTTGTTGAGGGATGCAAAATGCAACTCGATTGATCAATTAAACGGAAAACCTGTTGAGGCTGAATTCGACGGAATGACATTAAAAAACTGGCGTATATTAACAGAGGTGCTTTAGTCGAACAACAAAAGAGCGGGCGCTAGATTTAGCGGAAGAGCTTAAACAATTAGCTAAAATCATATAAGGGGATAAAATGAAAATGATAATACAGTTTGGTTGTTGTGCTTTAGAGTCGAAAATAAGGCGGAAACTCGAATCTAGAGAAACAATAAAGGTTTTTGGTGTAGACTACGCGATAGAAGAGATTAGTTACTGCTCTGAAAGAGATATATTTACTATACACCTTAAATCTGAAATTAAATACGACATAGGATAAAAGGGATGCAATGAAAACGGTGAAAATAACCGCATTACTGATTGCTTTTAGCATAACTTGCTGGTTGTTTAGTTGGGTTTATATGCCTAACGAGCAAGGGGCGGATGGCTTTATTTACGGTGTAATCGCCTCTTCTTTGCTTTTTATTGCGGTCGCTTTGGTTGGTCTTATTTTGATAATAGTGAAATACGACAAACGAAGCTAAAATTGACTTCGTGTTAAAACACTCAGTCGCCACCTAAAGACCGGCATTTTCAAAACTTTCAGGCGATTTTTTACGCATGGATTCTAGATCAAGCGGTCTAAACTTATCATCAGTTGATAATCTTCTAAACTCTTCGCTGGTTAATCCACCATTACGCAACAGCTTTCCTCTAGTTGGCCCAATAGTCTCATCTTGGAATTGTGCGGTTTGTTTTTTCAGCCATCCGTAATAGGTTGTATTAGCGCCTACTGGTTCTCTACCTTCATCACCGCTGCTGCCACGTTTACCGCGCTTTGATTTGGGCTGTAAGTCAGGATTAATCTCAGGGATTGTGGTGCTTCTACAACCAGGATGCGCCGGGGGCTTCGGTTGGTAGTCGTCATCAGTCTTAAACACCTGCTGGTCTAGCCCTCGGCAAATATCACTAGTGCGCCCGTCCAGAGTCGAAAGCCAACGATAACCGATAATAATATCGTCGTTATCTTTCATTACAGCATCACGCGCCACTGTTGCGGTATGATTAACTGCAGTTCTTACTAATGTTTCGTTATGCTGCCTTACCTGTTTATCTAGATAGCCACCTTTACCCGCAACAGCCTTTGCGATTTCTCTATTAGATTGTCCTGTTAAAAAGCCCGTTTGAATAATCCCGTTAACTCGATTTATTTCACTTGCAGACCAGTCCCGAATAAACGGCTGCAACAACTTAACCTGGTTGGCATCCTCGAACACAAGCGGCGTAGATTTGATCACGCTGATAATTGCGCTTTTGGGTGGCGTTGTAACTAAGTGGTCGAAATCATCAGGTAAAACGCTTTTTATTTGTCTTTGCTGCCATTTAGCATCGTTTAATCCTACCTCGCCTAAGTCTAGGATTAACTGCTTGTTATATTCGTTATAGATTTCGGTTTGAATGGATGTAAGCTCGCGCAATAAGTCACGCTGTCTTAGTTGATCCCAATCATTAAGCACAATCCAAGATGAAACATCCTTTTTTAATCTCTCAAGGTAGGGTAGAAACTCGTCATCTAAACCACCAGCAACACGCTGAACATATACAGCATGACGGCTACTTGATTCTGTTAGTTGTTGGTTAGCCACTATTCAAGCCCTAGCTCAGCGCCTTGTATTTGCGCCTGCTCATCTTCAATAGTTCGCTCAGGATTTGCAACACCTCCTCTTTGAAGATTCTCGTAGAATGTTTCGTAAGAAATCGCGCCTAGCTGTAAAGCGTTTACTAATGCTGTCAAATCATTACCAGCTAATCCTTTAGGGTTGTAGTCAGTTGATAGATGATAGACGTTTTCACCCTCTCCACCCATCCAACGTAAAGCAAAATCCAGCGCTTTTTCGTAAGCTTCTGATACATTGATAGCAACACTAGAAACCGTTGAGTTTTGCGCTACCTGGTCGAGTGATTTAGCTTCTGCCGACTCTGCCGCACTGCCTCTAGGCTTGAGCATTTCAGCACCTAAAGCAGCCATGCGATTTTCCATGTCTTTTAGGGCCATCATATGCGAATCTGCGTTACCGTCTGGCTGTAAGACGCCAAAAGTCGCATCTGTTGATTGATTAGACCACTTAACACCGTTACCGATGACCATGTTTTGATCACCATCAATAGCGCCTGTCTCGTAATAAATAACAAATGACGAATAATGTAATTTACCGCCGTAATCAGCAAAAGTACGATAGTGATACAAGTTAGCATCAACTAAATCATTAATGATTGATTTATCTTGCGAGCCTACCTCGATTAAGAAGAAAGGAATTTCATTTACAGGTGAGCCGTTAACTAGCACCAATTCTTGAGGCTCTACATCTTCTCCCGACTCATTGATAACAGATTGATAATAGTTCCCCTCGATTATTTCCAATACGCGATAAACGGTCTCATACTCGATTTTAAATCTATCGACTAATGTCTCTCGCTGCTCTGCTAACACAACCAATGTTAGCTTTTGTTGGTTGTCTACTACGTCATAATGCCAGTTAACGATAGATTCATAGTTATAGTGTAGTATTTTCGGGCGTAGGTTTGATCGTTCAGCATCGGCTACCGATACGGGCTGTGAGACATTCGGATAATCAACTAATAAGCCAGATTTAGGCGTAATAAAAGCTTCTTCACACGCTTTTTGTGATTGCTTGCGTAAAGAATTGCCTTTGCCATCGACGTTATCAATGAGATATTCAACACGCGGATCTATTTCCATTTCTGGCTGTTTGGAAAATATAAGCCCGGTCAGCCCATCTACAGTACGACCACTAGCTCCATAAAAATAGGCAAGGGATAAATACTTATTATAACTTGCTAGACCTTCACCAGTGATAGTGCTGCCCTGTATAACTTGGCTGCCGTTTTCGGTTTGTCGGTATGTGCAACACATAGAAGGGAGTGGCGGCAGGTAATCCGTGCGCTTATCCTTGATTGCTCGCTCACCTTTTACGGCGTCGCGATTTTTGGTTACATCATCTAACCCGTCTGTGTATTCTTTTCTATGTACTGATACTGTCATTATTAAGCCTTATCAAAAATATACGCAGGCTTAACCCGCTAGTTTTTCGTATTATAACCTTTACACTACCAAGCGTCTAACTTGTGTTACAGGGCGATTGACAGGTTGCTTGTAATTCACTAAATAGCCCACTGCATCGTTTGTGTGGTCCGTTCCGGCAGACTTGTCCGGCTCTCCCGCCTGATTGTAAACCTGTTGCTCTAAGTTTGATGAAATTGTTGGGCACTTTAATACATTTACGAAAATTCTCTGCTTATCAAAAGCTGTATTTACCGATAGAACCCTGTCTTTAACAAATGGGTTTTTATTTGGTGCGTGAACCCGAAAGCCAGCTTGCCTTAAAAGCTGAATAGATGATTCACTAGCGCCTTGGGCGTTTCTATTTTTCCCGCTCGCATCAGGATAAATATTGATTTGGCAGTTTTGATACCTACTTTTTATTGTGTCTATGATTGAAGGGGTATCATAGGAGCCTGTAATTTCATCAACAAAATAAAGAGCGCCTTTACGTTCAACAGCAATAGCCGCGCTCATATTGCATACGTTAAAGTCCATGCCTATGTGCAGTGGCTCTTTTCCGTTCCATTCGGCATCACAATCATTAACTGAGCGATCAAACATCGAATAAACCGTGCCGCCCTTAAGGTTAACAAACTTCCCGTCTATATAAGCGTCAACTAAATTACTAGGGTATGTCGCATACAGAGATTCTATATAACCTTTTTGTAGGTTCTTTTTATTCTGCCTCGTTGAAGCGTGAACTATCCCATAATAGTTTTGCAGGTCTTTATCTTCCGACAACTGCTTAACAAATAAATCGTAAATCCAGCCAAACCCCTCTGGCGTGGTGGTGAAATCAACCGTGTTCTCTTCTAGCGCCTCAATGATTAAGTCTGCGTTCATATCTTCGTCGTATAATCTTTGCTCATCAAAGCCCGCTGACGAAAGCCTAGCCACAATCTTTTTCCATGCTGCATCAGCCTTGCTTATCTTCATCGTGTCTATTTCATCGATAAGCGCGTGGTTAATATCAAACCCTACAATTCTTGATGGGTGCTCCATTGAGCGACACTTGATAACTGAATGAACATCACCGCAATAACTCAACGTAACCTCTTTTGATGTTGTCTTTATTTCACAGTCCATTCCAAAAAGCTCTGCGACCTCCTCTATAGTGGTGTAAAATATATCAGCTATTTGAGGGTAGGTAGGGGCAAAGTAGCCAAGCCTTATGTTAGGGTATTCCAAAGACAGGGCGCACAATCTCACACAGCCCAAAAAAGTTTTTCCGCTCCGATAACCTCCCACAAAAGCTCGGAATTGCTTATCCATTTGGTAAAACTCAAACTGAGGGACATTTAAATTAAGAGGCATCTACCACACCAACTATAACTTTGACGGGCTTAGTGCCTCCGGTAGAATCTGAAACACCTAGCATTTCATTCATTGTTTTAACTGCGCCGGTAACTGCAGTTAGATTCTCTCTGCGCTCATTTCCGGCTGGATCTATGTATTTCGACAGTCCCGCATTAGCAACTTCGTTTAACCACTTCAAGCGCTGCTCTACACTGATAGAAAAGACCTCTTTGGCCTTTTCGTCTGCTATCTTCTGTAACTCAGCTATTCTTACCGAGACTTTACCGTTGTTATACACTTCATCAGCCTTGACGCTTATTGCGTCTGACTTCATGTTAGTGCTATATCCAGAGGATTTATAAGCCGCAACTTTGTCGCCACCATTTAAAACAACTTCGTTTGCGAACTTTTCCTGCTTAGCAGTTAAGTTTGCCATGTTTTGCCTTTATATTTAGCTTGCTGTGAATAGAGTTGCGCCAACGTCAATAGTAAACGTTTCAGTGTCTAAAAGAGTTACGCTTGCGCCTCTGTCATAATAACTTACTAATTTACCACCAGCGGGAGTTGAATTATAAAATGTTACATAACGAAAAGGCCCAATAGAGCCACCGCTAGCAGTAAAAACAACATCGCCAGTCGGAACAACCGAAAGCACGCCGCCTGTTTGAGTTGCACTAGTAATTGATACTACCTCACCACCAGCAGTATAACCATTACCCGCTGAAATCTCGTTAGCGTCTGCTAGTGCATTATCAGTAGCTGGTGTTGGTGCTGTGTTCGTTAGTGCGTACTTAAACACGTCTGCGCCGAAGTCATGCTGTTTATTAAAAACATCTTCTATAGCGTTATCGTATTTTTGATATGTTGCCATTATTTAAATCTCACTGTTATTGAATTTGCTTTGTACCCTGCTGTTACAGAGTCCTGTTTAAATGCTGTCGATATGCCGCTATCAGCAAACCCAGCAGTGACCGCGCCGATATTCTGAAAAACATCACCAGAATACCTAAGCGTTACAGGTGAACCCGTTAATTCGTAATCACCTGTTGATGCAATTATAACATAGTTAGAATATAGACTTAAATCACTGCCAGTTAAGCTATAAAAACCGCTATCAACATGAATACTACCATTATACTTAATTGGAGTGTTTGTTCCTGACAGCTGATAACTACCAGCTTGGGCATTAAGAACAAAATTAGCGGACAGTGTTTTGTCTTGACCTACCATCGAATAGGTTCCGCTATCTAGAGTTATAGACTCACCACCACCGCTGGGAGTGTATACTAAAGTGACATCTGTTCCCGTTAGTGTGTAATTTCCAGTGTTAGCAATTTCTTTATATGCCGCTATTAAATTCGCATCAGAGCCAGTTAGTGTGTAACTGCCTGTTGTCGTAGATATATTTAACGATGCTATAAGATTTAGATCTGTACCGCTGAGAAGGTAAGAGCCGCTATCAAGAACGATGGTTTCGCCAGAGCCTCCACTCTCTAAAGCAAAACCGATAAACGTTCCGCCTTCGCCCGCTGTAGCTAATGCGCTACTTGCCGCTGTTCTATAGTCTCCCCCAGCGTAATCAACTAAATCTGCTGTTGTGCGGTTTTGCAGTGAATTACCACCGAC